TCTTCGCTTAGATTAAAAGATAGCATAACAGGTGGTATAATAGTTAACTTTGGTTATTAATGTCTTTAGGTAATAATATTGGCATGGCTCAAGCTAAAGGTAAAAATAAACCTGTAGTAATAAAAAGAGCTAAAGAAATACACGACGCGAAAGACTATACAGCTTTTCAAGGATCTGCCGTGCAGAGTAGTGCTGCTTGCGGGGTTATGAACGGCGATGTTAATATTACCTACTACCATGGTGGAAATCATGCCCTGCCTTTAACTACAGGTAACCCTATTATCACGATGAAAAGAAAAGCTGACGAATTTAACGTGGTGAATGGGTATATCAAAGTAGGTCCTGATAGAGGTAGATATTTTAGCGTACAAGTTGTAGATGGGAAAAACGCTGGAACCACTTCGTGTTAAAAAAAAATTAAATAAATTAAATTATGCCAATAAATTCAACAGAAGTATCATATGGTTTTGGGCAACCTGGCTCTATATTTACAAACACTAACACTCAAGTGGTTCCACCTAGTGATAGAATTATAGTTGCTATACAGTTTTTGTCTGACACAACATTTGATGAGTTATCCCCAGAAGATGGTACTGCGGGAATGTGTGTTGGTGATGCTACTGGCGAAAAAGGAGCTGGGGCAACAACAACACCAAACGGAACTGGGGCAAACGGTGGGCAAATAATAAATGCTGGTGTAGATTCTAATCTAACAATATTTCCAAGGGGATCAATTATATACGGTAGATGGGTTTCATTCACTATTGACGCTGATGCAGATGGTGGCGTAATTGCTTACTTAGGATATTAATGTTAGGATTAGGATCAGCAATATATATAAGTAAGCTTCCTGGATTAAAATTACTAGGTACTTATACTAGTGATTTCTCTAGCGATACAGATGGGTGGTCTGCTCTTAGTGTTGAAGGTGATTTAGAACTAACAGCAAACGCAACTGTAGCTGGTAGTGATGGTTGGTTAAAAGGCGAATTTGATGAAAATCAAACTGATTCGCTTTCAGGAATTGAAAAAAATTCTCCTTTAGGTGCCACATCTATGATAGGAGATTACTGGAGTATATCTTATAAAATATATTTATCAAGTAGTAATTGGACTCATGAAAGTGGTGAAACAGATGACGTTAATCATATTTTTAAATACGTGCATGTAGGTTCAAGTGATTATACCACTGATTTTTTTGGCGCTAATAATGCAGCTGCTAAAGGTCAAGCAGTTTCATACGACTTTAATGTTGCTACAGCACAAACTAGCACAACGCCACTTGATCTTTTACAATTCTACTTTACTAATACAACTACTAAAGACGACGTGCCACAAGCGGGAGCAATTTTTTATCTAAAAGATATAGTATTAAAAGCATATCGTTCATAATTAAAATATAATAATAACTTAAATAAAATTAAATAAAATGACAAAAAAAGAAGAGTTGGTTGACTTAAAACCAAAAGCAGAAAAAATATCTGATGAACACTTAAAAGAAATACAACAAGCAATAGGTGCTGTAAATAATTTCCAATTTAATATAGGTAAATTAGAAGTACAGAAACATGAGATTCTTCATAGACTTGCTACAGCACAAGATCAAATAAACTTGTTACAAGATACACTTAAAAAAGAATACGGAACTGATGACGTTAGTATAAAAGATGGTACTATAAATTGGCCAGAAGAAAAGAAAGAAGAGGAAAATGAAAAATAATATCATTAGAAAAATAACTATAGGTAAAGATTATAAAAATGACTCCATGCACTATGCTGTTGATCAGGAAGTGTATGGTGGTCATAAAATCTGTGATATTATAGAAGAAGAAGATAAGTACTGTATATACATAAGAAAAGGCGATACAGTTATACCGTGGAAAGATTTCAATAAAAACATGGCTATATCTATTGAATACAACTTAGAGTACTAATGAAAGCTTATAAAGATTTTGTAGTATCACCAATAGGTGATAGATATAATAACTCTAAAAAAGTTGGCGATAAAGACTTAATACTTAATACAGAAATATTTAATCATCAATTTACAAATAGATTAGCGTTAGTATTAGAAACTCCTATGTTATTTAATACACCGGTTAAAAAAGGTGATGAAATAATATTACATCATAACGTATTTAGAAGATGGCATGATATTAAGGGTAGAGAAAAGAATAGTAGATCTTATTGGAAGGAAGATAAATATTTTATATCTCCAGATCAAATATTTCTTTACAAGCAAAAAGAATGGAAAGCTATGCCAGGTTTTAGTTTTATTAAACCACTCAAAAAAATTGATAAGTTTAATACTGAAGAAGAGAGACCATTAATGGGTGTTATTAAATATTCTGATGGAACATTTAATAAAGAAGATTTAATAGGATTTCGTCCTGGTATTGAATGTGAGGATGTTATTAATGGAGAGAGATTATATAGAGTTATGAATAAATTTATTACAATTAAATATGAATATCAAGGAAACGAAGAAGAATATAATCCAAGCTGGGCACAAAGCGGTTGAAGAGTTAATTAAAGTTGCTAGAGAAGAGATAGTTGATTCAGACGAAGATATATCAGCTGATAGACTAAAGAATGCAGCAGCCACAAAGAAGTTAGCCATATTTGACGCATTTGAAATATTAAATAGAATCCACGAAGAAGAAAACATGCTAGAAGGGAAACCTATAGAAGAAGAAAAGAAAGTTACTTTTAAAGGATTTGCAGAAGGAAGATCTAAATAATGTACGAACAAACGTTAGTTAAGGTCGTAGAGCCTATAAAGATAAATACCATTAAAAGACTTAATAAGTCTAAAAAATGGATGTATGGTTATAATAAAGAAGCTGATATAGTTTCTATATCTAAAACCGGGCAGATTGGTGAGGTGTTAGAGATACAGGGTTTTCAAATAGCCTTACCTAAGCAACCTAAAGAAATATACAGTTGTAGTAAGATAAAAAAAGAACAGAAATGGAAACAGTTTCCAGTTAATCCTGATTTCAAAAGAATTAAAACTGTATTTGACTGGCAAGAATATCCAGATGATTTTAAAGAAAAACATTATGGATATATAGACGAGGAGTTTAAAAGAAGAGAAGAAGGTTTTTGGTTTATAAATAATGGTAAACCAACATATATAACAGGTACACACTATATGTACTTACAATGGAGTAAGATTGATGTTGGGGCTCCAGATTATAGAGAGGCAAATAGATTATTCTTTATATTTTGGGAGGCTTGTAAGGCAGATAAAAGAAGTTACGGAATGTGTTATTTAAAAAATAGACGTTCTGGTTTTTCATTTATGAGTTCAGCTGAAACTGTTAATTTAGCTACATTAGCTAGTGATAGTAGATTTGGGATACTTTCTAAAACTGGTAGTGACGCAAAGAAAATGTTTACTGATAAAGTGGTACCAATTAGTTTAAATTATCCATTCTTCTTCAAACCAATACAGGACGGTATGGACCGGCCAAAGTCCGAACTCGCTTATAGAGTCCCTGCAAAGAAGTTTACTCGTAAAAAAATGAGGGAACGAGAGGAGCAAGATGATATGGAAGGGCTTGATACAACTATTGACTGGAAAAATACTGGTGATAATAGTTATGATGGGGAGAAACTTTCTTTATTAGTACACGATGAAAGTGGCAAGTGGGAGAGACCTGATAATATAAAAAACAACTGGAGGGTTACAAAGACTTGCTTGAGATTAGGTAGTAGAGTAGTTGGGAAATGTATGATGGGATCTACTTCTAATGCTTTAGACAAAGGTGGTGATAATTTTAAAAACTTATACAATAATTCAGATGTTACAAAACGAAATAGAAATGGACAGACTAAGTCAGGATTATATTCTTTGTTTATTCCTATGGAATGGAATTACGAGGGTTTCATCGACGAATATGGACAGCCTGTGTTCAGCATTCCTAGAGAACAAGCATTTGATCCACAAGGATTAGAAATAGATTATGGTGTTATAGATCACTGGGAAAATGAGGCTCATGGTTTAAAAGATGATCAAGACGCTTTAAATGAATTTTACCGACAGTTTCCAAGAACTGAAGAACACGCTTTTAGAGATGAGACTGGTAATAGCTTATTTAACTTGGTTAAAATATATGAGCAAATAGATTACAACGAAGGAAATAGGAATTCATCTGTATTGACACCTGGAAATTTCCAATGGCAAAATGGAGTTAAAGATACTCAAGTAACTTTTAATCCAGATCCAAAAGGAAGATTTAAAGTAAGTTGGATACCTGACAGAAAACTACAAAATAACGTTATATTAAAAAATGGTGTGAAATATCCAGGTAATGAGCATGTAGGGGCATTTGGCTGTGACTCATATGATATATCAGGAACAGTGGACGGCGCTGGATCAAAAGGAGCTTTACACGGATTAACAAAGTTTTCAATGGAGAGCGCTCCAGCTAACACATTTTTTCTAGAATATATAGCTAGACCACAAACAGCTGAGATATTTTTTGAAGATGTTTTGATGGCATTAATATTTTATGGAATGCCAATATTAGCAGAGAATAATAAACCAAGGTTATTATATTATTTAAGAAGAAGGGGCTATAGAGGATTCAGTATGAATAGACCTGATAAGATTTGGAATAAGTTATCAGTAGCAGAAAAGGAAGTTGGTGGAATACCTAATTCAAGTGAAGATATAAAACAAGCTCATGCAGCTGCTATTGAAATGTATATTAATGATCACGTTGGCTTATTGCAAGATGGTACTTATGGCACAATGTATTTTAATGAGACATTAAATGATTGGTCTAAATTTGATATAAACAAAAGAACAAAGCATGATGCTTCAATAAGTACAGGTTTAGCAATAATGGCTTGTAATAGACATTTATATAGACCAACTAGAGAAAAAGATAAAACACCATTAAATATAAGTATATCCAAATATAACAATAAAGGATTTGAATCAAAAATAATAAAAAGTAAAGTATGATAGAGTCTCATATAAATTTCCCATCACAAGCGGTAAGCGACTTAGAGAAACTAAGTGATGATTATGGTTTAAAAGTAGCTAAGGCTATAGAGCAAGAATGGCTTAATGATAGTAACAATAAATTTCATAGAAACTTAAATCATTTTCATTCTTTGAGATTATATGCTAGAGGAGAGCAATCCGTTCAAAAATATAAAAATGAATTATCTATAAATGGTGATTTATCCTACCTTAACTTAGATTGGAAGCCTGTTCCAATTATTCCTAAATTCGTTGATATAGTCGTTAACGGAATGTCACAAAGAA